CCTGAAATAATGTTGTTTCCGTACAACAACGAGCCAGCAACGGGCTCACGTATGCCGTCGATGTCCACTGGTGGGGCAGCGATGAAGGCGAGTATAAAGCAAGTAGCAGCAGCTAGTAAGCAAGGGATCATAAGCACACCAAACCAACCTACATAAAGGCGATTTTGTGTACTTGTAACCCACTCGCAAAAACTCTGCCAATTAGTTGTGCTTTCTCTTTGTAATGAGATTGCAGCCATTTAAAAAATTCCGGGTATTATCTGACCAGTTAAAGCGTATGCTCCTAGTGCAGCTACAATGCCAAGCATTGCAAATCTGCCATTAGTTTCTTCAGCAATATGCCATTGATCGTTTTCGTGGTTGTGGTTTGTCATAATTCTGATTGGTGGTTCGTAAGCGTATTCGTTATTTAAAAGTGTGTCTAGTTCTCTAGTTTTCATTTTTTTGGTGGTCTACCTTTTTTTGTACCGTAAGTACCTTTTCCTTTAGGCATAATTAAAAATTGATTCCTGATCTATCGAGTTTTTCAATAACGTCTTGTCTGTAAGCTGGATCATTTTCATAGCGTGGATCTGCCATCGCTTGAACAAGTTCTGCTTGACTTCTAAAAACATTATTAGTTTGGGTGGGAGCTTTGCCAGTTATTAGTTGACCATCTTTACCATTGGCATTTTCATATTTGGTCATAACTGTTTGGAGTGCAAAGTAACAAGCTACTGGATCTCCTCGATCAATAACTTGGTCATACATTCGCTGCTCCTGTTGGGATAAATTTTTTGTTGCCCAACTGACGATCTGATCATATTGATCGGGACCGCCAGCTAGGTCCTTTAGTTCTGCTACATCTTTATCTGTTAAGCCTCGTTCTTGAGATTGTCTATAAGCTAAATATTCTTTGGCTAAATCTCCGGGTTGAGTTTTAACTAAATTTTCTAAAGATTCTTGACTAAATTTTTCATTATCTCTTTGCTCCCATAGAGCATTTAAAACTGATGAGTTTTTAGCAGGTTCCTTTTTAGGTTCTTCTTCAACCTTTTCTTCTGCTACAGGTTCTTCTTTTACCTCTTCAGGTACAGGTTGTCTTTCACCTAATTTTTTTTGCAGTTCTAAGTGAGCTTTTTCTAGCTCTTCTGCATTTTTATATTTGCCAGCTAAGAGTTTATCTTGCTGTGCTGTCATTGCTTCTCCAACTTGGAGAGAGTCTTGTTCTTCTGGAGTTAACTCAGGTTGATCTACCTGTGTTTCATCCATTGTTAATGTCTCTGACATATTTATCTTTCAGTGGGGGATATGTTTGTAGGAATATCAGCAACTTGTGGTACTAATGGTTGACCACTTCCTTCAGCTAGTTGCTGAGCTAAAGCTGGATTCTTAGTTGGATCAGCTATTGGCGACTTCATACCTTGTACTTGTAATTCTTCACGACGCATTGCCATCGCTTCATCTTTTTCAGCTTGTTCTTTTTCCTGAATTTCTTGCATGCTTCTAACAAGATTTAATACATCAATACCTTGTGCAGCTGCTAAACGTTTAATAGCTTCTTCAGGATTTATGTATTGCATCATTGCTTCTGGTCCCATTGCTTGAGCAATAGTTGACATGAACTGAACTAGACTTTCTCTATCTTGTCCACGACCAAGGGCATTAACACCAGCAACAATAGTTGGTCTAACTATGTCTCCGGGTATAGTTGGTATTTCACCAGACTTCTGGAATACCATTAATTTTCTGGATAAGTAAGGTACTAAAAATTCAATTGTAAGTAGAGAATATAAACCACCTAACTGTTGATCTAGTTCCATTTGTGTCATACGTACTTCTTCAGCTGTAGTACGCTCTGACTGTCTTACATTTAATATAAGAAAGGCTTCTGATATTCTTCGCTCAAGTTGTTGTGCCATGCTAAAAGCAGTACCAAAGTCAGCTGTTTTACCAACTTGAACTACTCCAATGTCATCAGGTCTACCTTGAATTATTGCTCCATTCCCTGCTTGGGCTAGAGTCTGAGGTTTAGTTGTACTGCTTGGGCTGACTGTAAATACTACTTTTGCAGCTGCTGCACTACCTTCAACAAGAGCTTGCATTAATGCTTCAAGAGATTTTAAATCTCCCATAAACTCTTCTACTCTTCCTCTACCATATGGTTCACCATCAACAACGTTGAATCGTAGAGGCAACCAAGGGGATGTATTCGCCGGTGAGTTACCTTCACTTCCGGGAATTATTTTGTCATAGACTTCTTGATGCCATTTATATTTGTTACCTTCTCTTGAGCAGTAAGTATAGATATCACATTCCTGTGTATCTTCATGATAATCCTCGTCTTCAGTAACTTTCTTTTGTTCCTCAAAGAAATCTTCTGGAACAATTTCATCTAGTATTTCTTTATTAATTCTTTCTTTAGTAACTATCTCAATTACATTTCCATTACCATCACGATCAAGAACATATCTATTTAATGGGAACATCTTTAAACCAGACTGACCCATAAATATAAGAACGTTACCAGATACAATTAAATGTTTTAAAGCTTGGTGTACTATGACACGATCACTAGATGCAGCGATTGCTTCAAGTATTGTTCTCTCAATTTTTGCAAATGATAAATCTAATTCGGATCTTATCTCTGGAGGAAACTGACCCTGTAAGCCACTTTCATCTAGTTGTAATTTAAAGAAGCTAGTTTGTGGAGGTAACAATGCAAGCATTAATTTTGAAGCTAGGGTTACTACACCTTTAGCTCCTACACTTTGCCAAGGAGTTATTAAATCTTTGGCACTACCATTGTGTTCCTCTTCACCTCTTATTAAATAAGGTAATGTTAATTTTGTAGCTTGTTCAGCTATGTTTAAAAACTGAGATCTATTACTAGAAAGGCTATCGTATCTAGCTATAGCAGTCATAATTATAAGTTAAGTGTTTGTAATTTCATTGAACGACTAAGCTGTCCAGTACCCATGTTTACTGCACCAGATTTATATGCTTTAGATCGTCTCATTTTTATTCCGCCAGCACTATCTCCAATCATTCGATAGTTTTGCAGAGCTGCTACTTGACCAAGTTTTGTTTCAGTAGCTGCTTCACTTTCAGCGATTTTTTCTTGTAAAGAAGCTGATGTATCTTGTAATTGACCAGCAAACTTTTCATCTAAATCTGCAATAGCTTCTTCACCAGTTTTATATACATCTAAAAATTGTTGATCAGTAGCTAATTTTAAATCCTCTAGACCAGATGTAAGTTCATCATATCCTTCACCAAATTGTGTTTGTAATGCAGTCTGCACATCAGTTAAATCTTGTGCAGCTTGGGTTTGGTAATCTTCAAAGGCTTGTTTTTCTTCATCAAACTTTGCATAGACTTCTTCTAGATCAACGTCAAACGTATCACTTAGATCAGATATTTGTGATTCATAATCTGCTTTTAAAGTAGTTTCTAAATCACCAAGGTCACTTTCTAAACCAGCAAAATCACTTGTTAATGCTGAAAGATCACCTTCAGCAGCTTTTAATGCTTTTTGTATATCTGCTGTAGTTTTACCTTGTTCTACATCCGCAGCTTTTAGCTGTTCTTGTAGATCTTGTAAGGCGTCAATCTCTGCACTACTATCATCAAACTTACCTGTCAAATCAGTAAGGTAATCATCTAATCCTGTAACATCTCCAATTTTAGTTTCCTTAGTTTCTAAAGCTGAAAGTTGATCTTCTAATTTACCGTACTGTTTTTTTTGCTTATCTTTATATTCATCAAAAGCTTTTGTGCCAACCTTAGTTTTTAATGCTTTTTCAGCTGCTTTTATATCTTTATCAAGACCTCCGATAGCTGCTTGCTGTTTTTTATTTTTATTCTGCGCTGATTTAATCGCTTTTGATTGTGCTTTGTTAGCAGCTTGAATATTTTTATTTACATTTTGTTGATTCTTTTTAAAATTTTTAATCCATTGATCGTTATATGGATTTTCAATATAATAATTTGATTTCCAGAGTCCCATTTTTTCCCCTTAAAGTTGTTTTGTTACGACACAATATTCGTGTGACCAATTAAGTTTTTTTGCTAAACCTTTACGGGTCCAAGCTGAAATAAGCGTGCAGTCTTGCAGTCTTGCAAAGTCTTCAATGACATCCCAAAGTTGTATCCATTGCTCATAATCATGACCTGTTTTATTAGCCCATATTGTTATGTGGAAGATTCTTTTTTGTGGGTAATTCATTACCTCTCCTACCAGAGCTGACATAATTTCGTCAGCTTCTACGCCTATAAATAATATGTTTTCTTGTTTGACAAGTTTGACAAGTATGTCATGCGAAGTCTGTTCTCCAACAGAATATTTTAAAGCTTTATCTATTATAGGTTTAACTTTATCCCATACTTTTGGAACTTCTTCTGGCTTGAGTGGTACAGCAAGCATACTTATTCTTCTATTCTTTTTTTAATCCACTCGACTACTGATCGTTGACCAGCTTTGTACATAATTGAACCTATCTCTTCTTTAGGATGTGGATTTACTTGAGGAAAATTTTCTTCAAGCTCAGCAAGAATGAATGGTAGGGTGGGACCTATGATTGGTTCAAGAATATTGGGGGAGGTTTGTGTTTGCATGTTCAAAAAATGCTGGCATTCTTCCAGCTTTTGTTTCGTTTAATTGTGGAGCCTTGCCTTCATACATAAGTCGATCACTAGCATCCAGCCAAAATTTTTTGTCCAAATATTTAGAGGTCGTATTAGTTTTTAAAGGCTGGAGTATCCAGTTAATAGTTGCTTTCCGAAGCTTATCCAAGCTATCGCTAGGACGAAGACCCAACTCAGCACATACAAGACTATTTGTTGCAACGTGGATCTGTTCATCT